TTCCTCAAACCAACCCCCTTCGTTACGGGACAAACAACTTGTCTCGACCCCCCCCCCCCCTCCCTAAAGTGAGGGGATTCCTGCTGCGAGACGCTCGATGAAATAATTTGGGTCGGCTGCACACTTATATAGTTATAGGGTTATCACCGTTTTCACATCTATATCATCTCTAAAGATATTTACGAGAAATAGTATAATATGAAAAAACGGGTTACACTTGTAATGTAGGGAATATATTACTGCTCACAGGAACCGTACCACCCGTTGACCCTAAAATAATTTGACCATTGTTACGTGCCATCACAGGGTATATACAATCTAAAAGTTCTGAACCGTCTCTATAATTATACTTGTAGAAGTCGTCTACAAACAAATGTGTAATGTGTGCTCCCTCGAAAGAACGCACCGTGTTTGTAGCCATTACCCTAGAACCGTTAATTAGTTTTAGTCCCCATTTGGTGCATTTGATGTTCGTATTGATATCAATATATTGATGGTTAATCGACAACATCATATCTCTGAAAATTGTTAAATTGTGTTTCGCCGATTGCATGTTGTTGGCCATTAGCACAATTGTTTGATGGTTTTTATCGACAAAATTATATAGCAAATGTCCTAGTACTGCGGTAGTAATGCCTGATGCCCTCGGCCCTGCAACCCCACTCATATTGTTTTTCGACAAATGATGCAATATCCTAATCTGTAGAGGTGAAGGATTTATATTCATGTAAGAGCGGAGGAAATCTGCAACATCGCTTCCACATTCGACTCCCCCCCCCCCACAATCTCCCTTATCCTCTTTATAGCCGGGTGACCCATTAGAACGTCCACTTACCCTTTACAATATGAATTAGAGTTCTTGAACCGTCTGGATAAACTACACAGTGGGTTTGCATCCAACTGCTTGGACCGGAAGCATATTCTAGGTCTGTATAAGCACTGACCCCAACCTGATATGTCCCATGAAAAATTCCCGGAGAGTGACTGTGACCTATGATCGTCTTTGGCCCGATTTTGGAAAAGTTATTAATACTACCTCTTGCACCATTGGGACCCTTGTCCCCATGGAACCCGATCTCGATCCCAGCAATAACGAAAGACTCATCGCGTTCCAAGAAATGTGTATTTTCTATATTTCGCAAACCGGGACGGGACTCCGGGTTTTCGCACCAAAACTTGAAAGGATCAAAACTTTTAAAACCGGTTCGGCTCATCCGTACACTCTTGTACTGGTGATACTTTAGGTAGTGATACAGAACGGCATTCTCCGGATCGGATTTAGGATCAGCTTCCCCCAGCCATCTATCAAGCGCTTCATCATGATTGGATTTTACTATCAAATTAACCATATTTTTTCTGGAATGTCGATCAACAAAATCTGCGGAAATCTGCAAACCGTCTTCTACATTGTTCCTTCCATAATGATGTTTCCCAAAAGCAATGATGTCGTTGCCTCGGTGGTGGTGATTTCTGCGATAAAAATCCTCAAGATCATGAAGAACCCACACTTCGGGATTTAAAACGTTCATAATCGAGTTTTTGTCTGTATATGTGGCGGCTTCCACAGAAGGATCATGAAACTCTGCATGGATATCACCGGTCACCAGAGCAGCGACCCTGTGGCCGTTCTCAGCGCCTTCGATAGTGTAAAGGGTATCCTTGTCATAGAACGCTCCGGTATGCCGGTCACCGTGGACATGCCGAATGTAAAAACGATCGCCCTCTATTTCTACTACTACCGCAGCTAAACAGTGATTAAACTCCCCTTTGTGCCCTGCTTTGGAGTCTGTATAGTTTGGTGTGGTAACAGCACCAGTGCTTGTCAATATCTTAGGAAGCTTCTGTGCTGGAGTCGGAATCGTTTTTTGTTCGATAGAGGGGTGTCCGAATATGGCAGAATCCTGACCGGTCACATGATCGAATCCGGACAACGGTCTGGTTGCCGTGGGCTGAATTGAAATCTGTGCCATAACACGAAGATGATCATTTAGCTTTATATGATTTTCAAGTGTGTAGTTTTTTAGCTTCGAATCCCACCATTCATGGTCGGTGTTGTTGAAATTCCATATCGATGTAGGATTTCTATATCGATACGGGATGACCATAATTTGTGCATCGTTAATTTGTGCGTAATTTTCGAGACACTTAAGAAAATTTTCATGAACCGGTGTTGCGTTCTGGGCCGAAGTGACTATGTAAGTAGCTTTCTTTTTCTTATTCACATTTTCGTGAACTTCCATGACAAATTTGCCTTGGGTTTTTTGTATTTTGGCCAAACCTACTTCATAATTGTTGATGTCTTCATCACTCGGTCTCATTGCATGAGACTTTTTAACATTGGGCTCATAGCGAGAAAGTTCTGGTAGTTCGAAACCAGAATGATGCTTTACTGAAAGCTTTCGTCTTGCGACACTTTTTGGTTTTATTCCCATTAACCAAGCAAATTCTTCTAACTTCAATTTGTTGGTGTGTGCTACTTTATACTTTGCAATAAAGTCTTCCGTATTTTCAAATCTTTTGCTCATGGTACTACGTTCTCCTATAATCTGGAATATACTAAAGTCTTGAGTTTATAAAATCAATCGTTACTGTCTGGGTCTGGTGTTATGTCGATGGGTTCTCTTTCTTCTTTGTCGCCACGAAGAAATTTCAAAAACTCGTTTCGATCACCGTTAAAGACAATATTGTTTGTAGTTCTAGATCCCGATGCTTTCTTGTCTATTTCTTGTTGTTTCTGTTTTATTTTATGAATTGATTCTTTTTGTCCGGCCCTCTTTGTAGAAGCATTCAAAGCAGTGTTGAGGTATGTTGCTGCGACTTCAGCAATTCTTGCTCTGTACTTAGGTTCCACCTTGTCTAATATATCAGATAAAGATTCGTATCCTTCCATGGCTCTTCTGAAAACATCATGAAATTCTTTCTCTATCTCGGAGTCTTTATCGTCATAATCCCCAGATTTCTTAAGGGGGTAAGAGACAAGGACTCGTTCCATCTCCGTACTCTCTTCTGGGACGTTAAAGAATTTTTCTAAGGCGTGCCCCCGTTTCTCTTTCACCTTTTTGATGGTAGGAGCATCTTCTTTTTCCGTAAGATCTCCACTTGTTTGGTCAAAATCACTAATCACAGATATACTTGGTTTCGTTTCAATGACTATTTATGTTGTTACTGTTCGTCAGATCCAGAAAAGTTACCGTTTATATCTACATTTCTTGTCTGTTCTTCCTGCTTTGTATGTGCATTTATCATTGCAGCAATGATTTGTTCTATCTGCTGTTTCTTTGTGGCGAGGGCGAGGGAATATACCTGTTCCTGATATTTTATATCTGTCAGATCTTTTCTAATTGCATCAAAAATTTCAATATGTTGTTTGACGCTACCGGGCAAGTCATCTAGGTTTATGACCCGACCATTTTCTGTTTTCCAATAATGTGTTTTAGATATCTTTATCTTACTCATACTTTTCTCCTCAAATTGCGTTCCTAAAATCCAACAAATCCAGCTCGTCATCTATTTCTTTTTTCAATTGATAGGCTTCTTCTGAATCTTCTCCCTTGAAATCAACTAGTTGATGTTTCAACACATCCAACTGGTTCTCCACCATTTCGTCTTCTTGTGTTCGTTCTTTAGACGGAGGAGAAATGTAACCTTTCTCTACAAGCTTTTCTAACATACTAGAACCGTTATCTGTTTTTTCTTCCGTCTTTTTCTTTATTTTAGTAAGAAGGTCTTCGTATTTGTTAGGCGAACCGTGATCAGAAATCCTTAGAGTTTCCGAATCATATGCCAACAATGCCTTCTTACCTGCACCATCAGACCATCTAGTTTTAAAGGCGTAGGTCAGCATTTCACCTTCTAGTCGCATTTCACTAGACATATAAACAGACAACCAGTTATCACATATGTTGATTTTTGACAGACCGCCAGCGATGACGGATTGATTTGGTTCATTCATTTTCAAAGCATCTCTATTCTGCTGTGATGCTGTCCAACCAATCATGTCATATGCATGAAGCAGTTCATAAATGTCTTCGGACTTTGCCTTGTCTTCTTCAGAAAGCCCACGTTGGGCATGCATCTTAGAGATTGGGGACATCAAATCCATGTAGTCAATAATTAATACATCAGGTGGTTTCCCGTGTTCGATTTCATACTGTTTGATATAACCTCTAAACTGATTACAATTGCTACCGCCCGGTAAGCGAATTATTCTAAAATCGCCAGCACCGAGTTCTTTGAAATGTGACATCTTCTTAGCAATGTCAAAAATTCTCGATTTCCACTCTCTATGAGATGACGCTGTCATTATGTACGATTGACGCAAAAATACCATCTCTGGTGGCAATTCGAGAGATATGTATAAAACGTCCAGACCTTGGAGGACATAATTGTTGGCAACGTTGCTCAAACAAACAGATTTGCCTCCACCGGAATTTGCGGATACTATCTGTAATTGTTTGCGCAGATTTCCCCCACCCATTAAATTATCCCATGTTGTAATGCCACACGAAATATGATTTAAATTTTTGGCTAGTTCTTTTAAACGTTCTTCCGGGTTAGAAAAAACGTCAATCCCCAAGTCGGTGGCCAGTGATACGTTTAGTGCGTCGGATACCATTTTATACACTGCACCAAAGTCTCCCTTCTGGATCAAGGGGAAACTTTCGCTGACCGCGTCTCGCATAGCGCATTGTTTACAAAAAGATTCTACTTCCTTCGCACTATGGTCGATTTCATCCATTGGTACTGCATATTTTTCATATTCCTGTTCAGCATCAGCCTCAGCATTCATCAATTTTATGGTGGGATTAGTGTTGTGTTCTCGGTGATAATCCAACAAAAATTGAACGTGGGGTATATACTCTGGGTCAAAATATTCAGATTTTAGGATCGCCATACATCTCCCCAAAAGCTCTGGAGAGTTTAGCAAATTGTTGATAATATGGTGTTGTTTTTTATTATTCATTCATTGCTGTCCTTGACATATTCCTCTATATAGCCACGGCAGAATGATAGGGTCTAGGGATATGAAAGTAAAGAAATATTATTTCCCGTTTATGTCCTTGTTGATCTTTTCTTCAATCTTATCAACATCTGCACGGGGGTCTATACTACCGTCTTCGGAATCTGGGTTCAAGAAGTCTGTAAGTACGGGTTTGGTCTGACGGAGCTTATATCGAACATCTGTCGATAGATACAACCATCTCTTTTTCTTCGAAGAATATCGATAAAGTCTAGGTGCCAAATTTCTATCGATGTCATTATAGGTCTTCCTGTGATAATCACCATTCTTGGGGTTTTTTGGAAAACCGTCTCCCTCGGTATAATCTTCGCCGTTCGGTGGTATTGCGTCCATGCCCCAACGAAAAATCATTGGGTCCAGTTTGGTAGGATCAACGTTCGGAAGCTCTCTCTGTATCCACTCCCGAAGATCGTTGCTAGGGACCTGTTTGTTTGCAAAATCTTGACCTCTCTGTGGAACCTGTGTATTTGCATCCGCTTCCACGGTCTGATCGATATCGTGAACATCTTGGTATTTCTTTTTGTTTCCATCATTGGTGTCTACTGTACCTAAATTATCCCTATCTTCTGTAAGTTTACCGAAAATCCCCTGAGTTTCTTGCGAAGCAATAGCAGGTTCGGCTACCACACGAATCATAGTGGGGGTCCAGTGGGGGGTAAATCCGGCAGAAGACCATGAGACGTTAGTCACTTCGAGGTATTTCAGTGTAGGTTGCATTTTAGCATCATAATACGTTTCACTAGGCAACTGCAGAATATCACCTATAACGATGGGTCTACCCAAAGCTCGTACCAACGCAGTAAAAGAAAATTCAAACAAATATTGTTCTCCGTTATAATACCCAGAGCCAAATCCCATTTTTGCCAAGAAACCCGCATAATCTACAGGGGCGTATGTGCCTTTTATTCTTATAGGGTCTTCAGTGTACTGTCGATCACGATTTTCAAGAAAGATCTTATCCTGAATATTTTCTATATCAGTTTTCTCGTATTCGGACAGTTGTACTGCTTTTACTGCCCAGTGATCTTCTGGGCCACCATTAAAAGCTGCTGGGCGTATTCTCCAATATCTAGAAGGCACTGACGCTTTGAAATGTATAGTAACGTATCCGTCACAATCAGGAATGCTCAACAGTGATACCCCAAACCATTTCTCGCCGTCTGGGGACCTCTCGATTCGGACTTTTGTGACTCTGTTTTTAGAATTACAACCCTGCTTGATTCTAATCGTGGCTATGTTGTGTTTAACGTATGTTTCGATAGCATACCGTATTCTCCCGTTGTCGAGTCGTATCGGCCCAAAATCGTATCCTATAAAGGCTTTTCTAACTACATCTTGACCCGTTTGGAGAGATCTCCATTCCGTGTCGAATCTGTTAAATGCGTCGTCTGCTGGAAAATTTGGATGATCTCCGCCAGATATGGATTCGCCCACTCCCGTCTGATCAACAAGCTTTTCCTGTTCATAGATTCCCAGCATTTTATGGATGTTGACCACCGCTCCGCCTATCGCGATAGATTCTTCAACATAGCCGTCTATGGCACAGACTTCCTCATCGAAATTTGTCAATTGCCACGGATAACACGGTTCGGTGTCTACACATGGTAACCCTCGAACGTTGCCCCCCGGAGAACAACTGTTGTTGGTACCATTATCACCCCTTATAGGTTCATCGGGCCCAACAACACCACCATCTGGACAATTGCCCGGAGAGTTTTCTTCTGGATAGCAGTCGTAAATATTATTATCTTCCATGTTATCCCATTATAAAGTAAGCATGCTGTCCAACTTCACTGGCATCTGCCATTGACATATCTTCTAACTCTTCTAACAAACCAGCCTTCTCGGCTTCGGACTGGGTAATTAATTCCTGTGCGTTCAACACAGTGTTACCGTTAGGACCCGGCAAAGATTGAAATTTTCCTCGACCCTGAGATAGCATCATCTTGGCTTCTGCTAATGCCCATTTCTGAATCCACATAGTCGTATTCCGGTCAACCATTAAATCTTGTTCTGTTCTTTCTACGCTGGCGTCAACCAATATTTTTTCATCTGCGTAAATCGCGTTGTACATTTTTAATTCTCTAGTCTGCTCGTTCCATTGGAATGTCAATCTGGTAGCAAAAATATTTTCAAGTTCTTCAATAAAAGATGAAACCAGATGAAAACTCAAAATATCAAAGGAGCCAAGGGTATACAACTGTTTTAAAGCGGCGTAACCATATATATCATACCCGGAATACGCGCCCTTGAGGAAACCGCTCCTCAAACGATACGTGGCTGTAACCTTTACGATCTTATTAAAACCAACGCACTTATCGCTCAGTTCATAAGTTTGTTGATTTCTCTTCATATTCAAGAAGAAAAAACCTCTCTTATATGCATAACCACTATACTTTCTCAATGTTTTCAACGCGTTGTCTATACATATATCTATCTGTGATTTCGATAACTCAACTTTCGTGGAAGGAGACCCGAGAAGCTCGCGAATCTTTCTGTGTAGTTCTCGACGTTCATCCGGACTTCCATCGTCCCCGACGCCGAGTTGTTTGTACATGGGCTTGACTCTTTGAATATCTTGCCCCGGAACCGGTTCTCTATATCTTATAGTGACAGAAAGGTCCCCAAATACATTATCTACTACATCTAAAACTTCAATTACCGCATCACATCCCCTCACACGAGTTTTAAATACAAATGTGTCTTTGTCGTTACATTCTTCTCCCTTTGTAAATTCTAAATATGCAAATGCTGTGGTTTTTTCCCATCTAATTGCATTCCACAAATACAATTGTTCCTCGGCAGTGTTGTACCAAACAAAACCTTCTTCTGGTTTGGGGTCAGATTCAGCAACTTCTTGTAAAACCCAGAACGACCCATCCCATTGAAATAGCTCATCTGTAATGGTGTTAAGCCAATATGTACCCGCCTCAACGTCAGTCGGATCAGTCGGTGATCTAATAGGTTGTTCGTCTAACAAAATCCATTGCTGCAAACTTTCTGAATACATGTAAAATTTATCATCAAACAGCCAATATAGCCCGAGTGGTGGTTCCAGCGGGTTAAAAGTTTCGTTGATGAATTTAAGCTCTTCACATGCTTCAGAAAGAATTCTGGTCAACACCTCAGTTTCCGGGTTAAACCAAACTGTACCTTCCGGCAATTTTTCTGGCTCCAGTGGATTGCTTTCCTGCTGGAAGAAATTGTCGACTTCCACCCATCGAGAATTTAAAAAATCCCACGAAAACAGTGTGTCAACCGAAGGACTGGAATTCCACCAATACTGACATGAACTTCTATTTCTGGGGTCGGTGGGGAAACTCGCAACCGAAACTTCTTCCCATGATAGTGTTACAGAAGACCATTGGAATAAGGCTTGCTCGTCTTTCACATATCTCAAATCGTATGGCTCCGAGATGTGTGAATTTGTCTCTTCTATTACTACATTATCTACGACTACCCAACCAGAAGACTTAAACTCATACAGTATTTCGTCATTTGTATCATACCAAAAATCGCCTAGAAGACCGTCAGGAGCGTCAGGATCGGCGTTCGGATCAATAGCATTGTTAATGACCTGAATCCTGTCCCAAAGCTCGTCTGCTGAGTTCCACCGGTATAGGTTGAATTCATCCTTCACATAACGAAAAGAAAGTCTGCCGGCTATATTAGAGTTCGTATCTTCAAAGAAAACATTCGTGGATTCTTCCCAATTTAACCCGGACTGCAACTGAAATACGGTTTCGTTATTTTCGTCGTACCAGTAGTCCCCGACATCAATATCTTCCGGGTCCTTGTCAAAGTATATGGCGAGAATTTCCTCCCACTGACTGGTTTCCTTATTTAATCTAGTCAGTTCCCCGCTTGCCGTGTTATACCAGTAGGCAAATCCTTCAATCCAAACAGGTAACAAAGGATTTCTGGTTGAAACTACGGTATTTAGATCACACCAGATACCATTCTTCCAAATTCTGGCGATGCCGGACGTAGAATCAAACCAAATAGTCCCATCATCCGGATCTGTTATGTCAAATCCGTAACTGACAAAATCTAATTCGGTCCATGAAGCTCCTGCGCTTAATCCAACTCCGTTGTATTCGTATAATTTATCATCATCCGTGTCATACCATAGAGTTCCTATTGGTAGATTGTTGGGAGCAACATCCGAATAAATTATCTCTAACTTGATTTTGTTCTCACCGTCCCACAAATAATAAACACCATCTTCCAACCAAATAGTGTTTATAAACGGAAAAACGGGAGACTTGTATAGGTCCGAATCCAACAAGATTAACTTTTCGTTGATTACGTTTATCAACTGTTGGTAGTTTGATACTTCTCCCCCAAGAAATTGTATCTCGTGCTCACAATCATTGACATTCAAACGAACCTTGTAAGTTTTGCTAGGGTTTAGTCCTGTGGGTTGTGTCAATCTGATGGTGTTGTCCAGTACAATGGTGTGATTCGCCGGAGTCGCATCATCGTGTGGTCCTTCCTGAATTCCCGTCGGCAGTGAATATGAATGAACGCCCTCTCGATGGTATCTTGCAACATTATCTGCAGCATACCCGGAAAAATAGTATGCAGTGTTTGGTTGAAGGCCGGTAACCTCCAACTCTGTTGTTGTTCTATCATTATAAAATGCACCAACAACCATAACCCCATCTTCTATCCTGCTACCAGAATGTAGGTCCGGGTCAACGGTAGAATCACCAATGTAATATTGACCGTCCTTGGGCGAAGAACCGATGTAATTCGCCGGAACCCTACTGACTGTTAGCACAATTCCGTCGTACTTACCATCCCCACTGCATCCTTCAATAGACGGGGGTATATTCCAAGTGAGCTTCCCCGTTTCATCATCAATTCTGACATACTTAAGGGTTATTTCCTGACCCTCTAGTCTAATTTGATCCGGTGAATCTGCGAATGATTTGAAAATGGACATCTAGCCTTTCTCTATGCCTACAGTGTATTTATAAAGATGATTGGAACGATTTAACTGTCGACTATCTTATTGCCTATTGTATTCCCTTTATATTCTTTGCCGTTGAACTTTCCTTCAAACACTTGAAACTTCTGGGCTTGTGCCGTAGCATTGACTAATATAAGTTCTAATGTTAGCAAAAAAAGTTTTGTTTTACGAACAACGCAACCCGGCTCAGACAAATCAATAATTGTGACATAGTTATAAATCTGATGCAAAAACGGAGAAAACCATGAAGTAAACTCTGCAACAATCTCTGGAGGAATGTTCATTCTTTCAGTGGATTTATCAAACTCATCCATGGTATAATATATTATTTCAAGAAAAGAATTTACCCACATCCCTGCGGTGTCTGATTTTTTCATCTTTGACACTTTTTCATAAAGAACGTTTTGATAGCTAGTGTAAAGACATATGAGAAGATCCTTGTACAACATATCCAAAGTAGCATCCTCAGAAAAATGCTCAGCGGGTATATCTACCGTGATTTTGAATTTTATGTTTCGAAAAAATTCACTTTTGAGAATATCATCAATCATACTGTCAAAGTCTTCTTCTGGAAAAGCTTTGGATGATTCAATTTGATGTTTTTTCTTAAATGCCCAAACATCAACGTGACCTTTCGCAAACAAGTAAATTACCCCCATCAACAATATCCCCACCATGGTCTCTAGGCCGTATTCTTGGGCCATTTTAATAATATCTGCAAAAGAAAGCACGTTGATTCGCCCCCATAAAATTCAACATATGTATTTATTTTATGAGCAGCGTAAAAAAGACTAAATCGTTAATTTTAGAAGAATTTGTGATATATGATTAAACGTTGTTTTGGGATATGATCTACATAGTTCTGTTAGAACTGCTTCGATGACAAGAGTAGCACAATAAGAATTTTTCCACTTCTCTGATTCTGATATGTGATCCACAAATCTTTTAGATGACTCTTGATTCCAGAAATTTGTCGATTGTTTTATAGAGTATTCTTTGACCTCTTTGGACAATTCTTCGAACAATAACTTGCTAGGCATCTTCCCACAAAAATTTTCCAACTTTTTCACTAGTAACTGATATTCACAATCGCCGTAGGGGGGTTCATTTCTGTGCATCTATTTCTCTTGTGTTTGTTATGACCCAATGCATTAATTTTTTGTTACCCCAACAAGGAAAATAGTATTCTTGGCAGTCTTCTGTAATTACCACAAAATTTCTAGCAGTGGGGTAATATAAATTCTCATATTCCCACAATATTTTGATTCTATCTTTTGGTTTTAGATTCACATAAATTTTTTCATCATCATCGTCATAAGACTCTTTTACGGGAACCCTCTTGTAAGTTTTCATCTCGTAATGCGAATAGATTCTAGGTATTTCTTCGGCTTTTTCCAAAAGCTGTTTTTTGCTTTCAAAATACTCAGAAAACGAAATCTTCTTTATATCCAAAATTGTGCCTTCAAACTTGTTCTTCTATATTTATCTGTTGCCTTTTACCTGATACAATTTTGTCTTCCCGTCCTCAAGAATTAAGAACCAATAATTCCAACGAGTAAACCCGTCCAAAAACCACATGATATATTCTTTTTTCTACGACAGGGACTCTGTATCATCGTGATACTACCACCGTGAACCAACTTAATAGTCTTTCCATTCTTCCCTGTAACCCCCAAAACTTTTTCTTTTGGACCCATGTACCAGCCGTCATCTGTGAATTGTTGATTTTCAGATACAACTTTTGCTACATCTTCAATATCAATACCAGTCTCCATAATAACCTTAAGGGCTTTTTCGTGTTTTTGTCTTATTGTAAGCATGTTTTATTTGTCCTTGATTGACTATCTCATATCGCAATATACCACAACCACAAATTCTATCATACCCTAATTCCAGCATGTTTTGGTATTCGGTTAGACTGCTATCATATTTAGAGGAGAATTTTTCTTTCAAAGCGTCTTTCCTGAAGGCCCACCTATGCATCCTTAGAGGTTATAAAAAAGCCCCGCAGGGCGGGGCTTTTCGGGGGTGTTGAGACTTAAATGAAGTCTAGATTTTGGACATTGATCTTACCGTAATAGTCCGCACTGTTACCCAGAGAGGTAGTGGTGTCCGTAAGAACAACCTTACCATAACGGGTCATGAGGGACATTACAGGCTGGAACGTGACCGGGTTCATGATGACACCAGAAGACATCAGTGGGATATACGGTGCATACCAGTAACCGGTATCAGTTTCACCGTTACCACCCTTATAACCAACCAAAATCTGATCACTGCCACCCACTGGCGGAGACAAGCTATCAACAGACTGAGCCTGATTCCATAGGTAGCTGTAAACCTTGATTTGTCCGTTTAGAGTACCAACCAACTGAGTGTTGTTAGGACCTTGGAAGGAACCTTCAACCGCAGGAGCAAATACTGCCTTGGATGCACTCTGTAGAACCGAAACGATCATTGGAGAAGCAACAATAAAGTTACCTGCACCACGACGAGTCTTACGTGCGATTTCATTTGCCACTTCATTGATACGAACACCTAGGTTGGCAAAACGGTCACCAGCAAAAGCAGGTGCATAGGTTGTGCCACCGGTCTGATCATAATCAAAGGTTCTGACGGTACCCGCAAGAGCCAATAGGTCACCAACGATTTCGGCGTCGATTTCCTGAACAATTTCAGCAGACAATGCTTTGGTTAGTTCGGATTCGATGTCTAGACCGTGCTGGGACTGCATGTCCTGCATGGCTTCAATGGTCCATCCTGACTGTAGCTTTCTGGTACGAGCTTCAGCGGTCTGGTTGATGATCTCTAGGGTCATCTTACGACCACCGGAACCTTCTAGGAAGCTACCAGAACCACCGCGCAGAGAACCACCTACCGGCTCACCATACAGAGTGGTACCAACGTCGTAATCATTTCCGTCGCCCGGACGAAGGCTAGATTCCCAACCTTCACCGGTTGCCGGGCCAACATCAATGTCAGACTCAGAGCCGTTGGGGTTAGCGATACCAGAAGCCCCAGCAAGCTGAGCTGTTCCGGTAGAACCAGCATAGAATCTACGAATTGGCTTATCGTTACCGAAAGCTTCGTCCCCTTCTCCAATATCAAATCCACCAAACGGATTTCCATCAAAGTTTGCAGGCGCGGTCATTTCTTCTGCGTACTTGTATCTCAAGGTATAAATCAAAGATACCGGTCCACTCATAGGCTGAACACCTACGATTTCAGAACATATGGTTCCCGGAATGATTCTTCGAATCATCGGCAACAGGGTCTTACGGAAGTTCGCGATGTCATGGGCCTGTGTAGAACCCAAGGATGCGGTTTCTTTAAGAATATAGTTCTTTTGGTTTTCTAGAAGCGGTGCAACCATTTCTGCCTTGTTCGGAGCCAATCCTTCCAAGAGAGCGGAACGCGCTTCATTCCAGTTTTCATTTAACAATTTTAAATCGTCCATTACTTTCTCCTTATAATTTAGTTATAGACTAGTGGTGTTACTTCACACCTGCGCTTTTGCGAAGCTTAGTAAGCCATTCGTTTAGTTGAGCCTTAACCTCGTCACCGTCGCCATCATCGATGCCAGAAACATCTTCGGCCAACTGTTGTGTGTTACCGGTCTTGATCTCATAACCTTCGAGTAGGTTTTCAGCTTCTTCTCCCTCGGCGAGTACTGGCTTGTTGCTTTCCTTCTCCGATACTTTATTGGTAGACTCGTTGAGAACTTTAGCAATGTAACGGTCATACGCTTCTTCTAGTTTTTCCGTCGGAACGTTATCTAAAATTGCTTCCATTACGCTGCGCGGAGTTCCGCTCAAGCTTTCCAAAACTTCTTCCATTTTGCGAGTTCTGATGGATTCATCCAACTTCTTACGAACTTCGCTCAACTGTTCGCGAGCTTCGTTAAGTTCTGCTTCCAACTCAAGCTTGCGATCTTCAATATCATCTTCGTTCAAGAAACGCTTACGGAATTCGCCACCGATTGATTCAACAATCTGACGACCGTAATTTTCCTTGAGAACCTCATCGATGGATTCTCTGTGTTCATTCAGTTCAGCGGTCAAGCGCTGTTCAACATATGCATCTAGAGCTTCCATCAACTGTCTCATGTCTTCCTGAACAGCTTCGGCAATCTTCTGTCTCTCTGCAACGATCTTGTGAGCATATTCAGCCTCAAGATCTCGGAAACGTTCTACGTCTTCACGTAATTCTTCCAACTCGGCAGCTAATGCCTCTTCAATCTTGGTGTCAATAGCTTCTGCCAGTTCTTGTTTCTCTGTAACAAACTTCCGAGCATACTCAGCACGAAGTTCGTTTTCCTTCTGTTCTACCTGTTCAGAAATCTTGGATTCCATCACAGATTTAATCTGTTCGGATAGTTCCTGTTTAGTGTCTTCGGTTAGAAGTTCAGATTCCATCAACATTTTCAATAGTTCATCCATTTTCATATACTCCAGAAATTTGTTTGGATTTTCGTGTATTATTTATTGTTAAACCAAAAAATTAAAAGAATACTAATGTAAAGTTCTTAACTTATTGATTTGTAAAGATTTTTATTTTTCTGGAATTTTTAAAAATGTCTTTGGGTATTGACAAAATATTTGGGAAAAACTATAATATTTACTTACACTTAGGACTGAATATGAACCAACACACCCAAAGCATACTGGATCGCTACGTAGTACCTAAAACTAAATCGGTGGACAGTAATACTCTAGAAAAAATGGAGAGAAATTTACAACCAGAGGTTGTGAGGATAAGGGCCGTAAGAGAAAGTATTGAGAGTATGAAATATATCAATCTCTCAGAAGCAAAAAGGCTTCTATTTGAAATAGAAGCCTTGAAAGAAAATATTGAAAAGTGGTTAGATTGATGTAAGCCTAATACCCCCCGGTATTTGAAAACCATCTACCCTTGAAAGCCACAGAGGTTTTTCCTATCCTTTCAACTCGTTGAAGAGTTCCTTGTTCTTCACAATCACAATTAAACAACTTATCTACATCTTTGTGTGATACGATCTTCTCAACTACTTTATTACACTTGTTACATTTAAAATCAAACATTGGCATGCTTTAATCTCCTAACAAATCCCAAAATTCCTCATTGACGATTTCTTGTATGTCTGCCGGGGTGTCTATCATCTTACCATCAAAATGTTTCAGGAACCCTTCGACCAAATCATCATTATCTTCATTCCTGATCATCTTTTTTAACCAACCTTGCTCTAAATCTATTATTGAACATGTTGAACCAAAATCCAGCGTCAACTCCGTGAGGAAGCCACCCCACCGTGGTCCCTCTATACACTTGTCTTTTCAAAGAAGGATTGTAATGAGAATCATAATCTTCTATGATGTGTTTTGAAAATAGTATTCTTCCACTATTATCATACACTTCAAGGAAATCACCATCCTCTACCATCCATTCGTTTTTGTTTATTTTTCTGTCGTCCCTAATCCCCCACGAAACTTTTCCGGTGGCTTTGGTAAGATTTCCATTGGTATATGTATTTTCGCCTGATACATACATTGTCAACTGTCCGTGTAGTTCATTCATTTGTGTTACCCTGTTATGTTAAAGGTATTTAGATTCTATATTTTTAGATGAAAAAAGACCCCACACTAGTGTGGGGTCAAAGATGTAAGCTTTATTTTTTAGTATTGCCTACACAAGGAATTATACATGTTTCAATAGTAACATCCAATTACATCTTATTGAATACATTCTCCATAAATGACAATATGCTCTTTTTGAAATACTTCTGTGCATTTTCATCATGCTTCAAACTTTCGGCCAAAGTAAGAACCTTTCTTCCTTCCTTGCTATTCTGCAAACCTTCATAGACGGGACGTGGATATGCTCCCTGTGCGGAAGGCGTGGCAACCAAATCAGCAGTCACAAACACAAACTCAGACACTACTCCATTTGGTCCAACGTTCCCGGCCCCTCTGCTAGAAATACCATAACGAACACCAGACTTACCAAGTTCTTCAGCGATCAATCCCATTGGTGTGCGCAAAATCTCTGCTCTACCTATGACGTTGTTACCGTTGATTTGAAGTTCTTTAATTGCGTGAGATATTCTATCCATATTTATTGTGAGCTTCTCTGGGTGGTCGAGTTCTCCAAAAATGCCGCCATTTTCTTTAATGATGTCATTGGCATTTTTAACTGCGCTAGTCATTTCGGAAATAGGATAGATCCTTTTGTTTCTGTTAGGATGTTCGGCTTGCATAAAAACACCGCTAAGCCACATGTTTTTGCCAGTCGTGTTAGACTCACAAACAATGTTTGCTATACTGGGTTCTACGCTTTCAATTAGAGTATCCATCATTACTTGCCTTTCTTCTCTACGGCTCCAACCCCAGACGGAGCGTCATGGGAGTGTGCCTTACTGTTTGGGGTGTGCTCATGTTCTTTCGGACCCTTGGCACTACTACCAGTGGGTTCCTTCTGATCCTTATCATGACCGTGGCCCTTTGTATCTAAAGAATGTTCATGCTCTTTCGGACCCTTGGCACTACTACCAGTGGGTTCCTTCTGATCCTTATCATGGCCATGATCTTTCTTTTTAGGATTTTCCATGCGCTCGTCTTTGTGTTTTGCCGAAAGATCATGCTTTGTGTATCCTTCTGGTGCCTTTACTTCTTTCATATCTTCAGTAAGGCCGGAAACATAATTCATCAATTCTTCATCGTTTTCGAAAGTCTTGACGGTACCATCACCGGAGGCCGTGAATTCGATCTTATCGTCCTTGGTTTCAAAAGAACCGACCGTATTGCCACCTACGAAAATGTCGTTACCGCGAATAGTGACTTCACCACTTTCCAAAAGTCCAAGAATCTTTCGAGTCTTAACGTAAGAAAGTTCTCGTACTAGAGTGCGAGTCAATTCCTCGTCGTTTTCGAATATTGCGTCTACAATTTTATTTTGAATGTTGCTCATAGTAACACCTGTTTGGTTGAATTCAGTAATTATTTATAGTTAATCGTTCTTAGCATTAACATATTGAAGATATCGTCTAACATCTGCCGGTTTAGAATATTTTTTGACACTAGAAAGTTCTTCTTCCGAAGTTTCTTCCTCTTCCTTGTCGTCTTTTTTTTGATCTTTTTCTTTACAATCTGCACACAAACTATCTGGGTCAAGATAATTAAAATAATCGATACGCTCTAGTATTTCTCTTTGGAGTGAAAGTTTCTTTTTCATTCGTTTGAACCTCCGCTGTCGTGATCAACACCGTAGACAGAAGCTCCCAATTTTGGAAGCTTCTTTTCTCTGCTTTTTACTTTCTTCTTTTCCATGAAGTTTGGAATGGGATCTCCCCAAGCGGCCCTGTTCCTGTCCAATGCTTCTAGAACGATAGAGATCTTCATTTTTAGAAGTTAAAAGATCCTACTGTACGGTGACCATATTCCACATGATCCTTTCTCTTGTCCATAATAGAGTTTTCTCGATCCTTCAGGTCTTTCTTAGACATTACAGGAACTGTTTCCCCGGTGGGAACGTATTCGCTACTACGCAAGTTGATTTGCGTTCTGTATAAGGGTTTTCCATGATGTAGGCGAACAGCAGTTACGTCGCCCTCCCCCATATCACCAATAACCACCATATGCTTTCCGTTCATAGTCTTAACGACTGAGCCTACTGACACCCCTTCATCAATTTTTTTTTTGTCTTTTTCTTTCTCGTCAGATTCTTCTGGCTTTTCCTTTTTGGACTCATAAGTGTAATCAACCATGCCTTCTAATTCATGAATCATATCATCACACTTTTCATCGTCCATGTCGCAAAGCTTTTTGGCACATGTGGTAATATCCTTTTCCTTGCAATCTTCCACATCGGCAGCTTTGCCTAGGCGCTTCAAAAATTTACTCTCGGTTGCTTCATCATCACACATTTTAAATAGCTTCTTGATATGTGCTGCCATTTGTTCGGCAGTCATAGACTTTTCATGATCTTCTACCAAAAGGCCCGCCATCTTTTCTGTTAGGTACTCGTTAAACAACGAGTCCAAGTCTTCTGTTTCATTCAATTCACCTGTGGAACGCTTTTGAACAAAACTGTTGTAAAATTTGTTAATAGACATAAAAAACTCCTATTTCGAATTGTCTTATTGATTTTCAATACTATTTATTGAACTTAAAACCCAATTTATTAAAACGCGGGAGATTTTTGGGTGGGTGGTTGTTGTTCTGGGGGAGTCTCTCCACCAACCTCTTCGTCAGCCCCAACCCCTTCACCCTCAAGACCGCCACCTCCGGACGGGGGTTCTTCCATGTCATCTAGACCATCAAGACCTCCCGCACCGCCAAAAGCACCGCCACCTGCTGCCATTCCACCGAGGCCACCCTCGAATCCGCCCGCTTCAGCACCTTCTTCATTGTAAAGCTTTGGGATGTCCTCACGACCACCATCAACAGGTAGTCCTTTTTCTTCACGAAGCAATCTCTCATTGAGAGCCATTTCTTCATCTGTGAGTTGTAGATATTTTCTAAGCGCGAAGCGGTTAGAGATCGTCTTGTCACCAGAAATGCTGGTGTATACACCAATAAGAGCAGCATCAATCTCTTGGTCTCTGTTCTTCTTAAAATTACTCGGTTCCGGTAATTTGATGCAATACAAAGATGGGTCGATGTTCAAATTGTTTTCATAAACGAATCTTTTGAACTCTTCGTCCAATGTTCGTTCTATTGAACTCTGTAGTCTTTCGATGTATAGACTAAATTTAATTTCTTGCATCATAGCAATGCCAACCTTACCGTCATTGAAATTACCAGTGCCGCCGTCACCCTCTAAGGTGTTAATGTAACTTTGTGGTATTTTCAATCCTCTCCAGATCTTTCGGAAGAAAATGTGTAGGTCATCTAAGTTTCCGAGGTTCTGTCCCCCCGGTAGTGTTTCAATTTTTGTTCCACCACCGTTCGGTCTAACGGCCAAAAAGAAATCTTCTTGCATGGACTGTGGATTATAAATTGCATCAACTTGGTTTTGTCCCCCTATCTGCGACGGTATCCTCTTCTGTCTAAAATCGTTCTTGACCTTTTCTAGAATGGTTTTTACTTCATGTGGATGTGCTCTACCAACATCGATGTAGAATGCTCTGCGCTCCGGCGCTCGTTGGATTCTGTAGATAACTATAGCGTCTTCCAACAGTTCTTTTTGTTTAAACACTTTGTATATCGAACGAAGTATAGAAAGACCGAAAGGCATTTCTTCGCTGGTCTCGTCGAACAAAGAAAACCTAACGACATCAGAGGCCCGATAGGGCTGTGCTTGGTTTGTATCTTGTCCCGCGTATACGCTAGAATAGTTGAACACTCCCGTGTTGTCGTTGACCTCATTGTTGTAATCGCTTCTAACCATCCACGCCTTAACATGCGTTAGATCATATTTGTCAGTGATAGCGGCATCGATGTTTTTGGCTGGAATAAACATCCATCGCCCGTTCGTTTTTCGAGAACGGAGATAGAAACTGTCTCCATATTTGATCGTGTTTCTACATATGTTGAATAGACGATCACCCTCTAATTGATGCAGGGCGGTGAATGTTTTCAGTGCTGCTTTCAATGTGAGGATAGTAGTGTTGGATACCTTCTGGGAGGGTTCAGTCATCATCTCCAACTTTAGAATATCTTTTCCTTTCGTGGCATTCCCACACATTTCTTCCGCAATGTAGTCCAAAGCCAAAGCGACGTCTGAGTCACTATCCATGATGTCATATTCGCGGTAACGACCCTTTCTATTTGCCGAACCATTTACGATTCTATTGTACCATGAAGACTTTCCAAAAAGCCCACCTCCGCCACCATAAGCAGATTGGTTATCTATGACCTCGGAATCCCGACCCATCGGGCGTACGATCTTGTAAAACTTGCTTGCTTTCATGTGTTTTTTAAATTCTATACAACCTATTTATTTAACAATGAATTATATGAACACCAATGAAGCTGTTACGAATATGAAGCTGCTCTTCGGCGAGCGTTTTCTAGTTGTGTAGATACTACACTATTAATACCTTCGTCTACGGCTTTCCGTTGGTCCTCCTCGCTCATTTCTCTTCTTGCACGGAATTCTTTATCCGCTGTCGATAGGGTTATTTGGTTGCCCTCCTCGTTTACACCAATCAATTGATCTAGTTTTTCTCGTATCATCTCTACTGCTTCTCGTTCTCCGGTACGTTCCAAGCTTCCGTCTTCTTCAAGATATTCTTTCATTTCCCGCAAACCCGCAATATCTGTTGTATTAGAAAAATCAGAGCTTTGTGAAAAATTGATAATTCCATCCTCTGCCAACTTTCTCATACCCTGTCTGTCGTCCAAGCCAATGTCAGCCCCCCATGTTGAATTTGGGTCTGTCGGTCTACGAGAAGATGACATCATTTCTGCCAATGTTATGGCTTCCCCGCCTCTAAATGCCGAAGAAAGTTGAATCTGGTGTTCTCCACTAAGTAGACTACTGGATGGGGGTCGTGTTGAACTCTTCCCCGGACCAGTTTCGTTTAAAATTCGTTGGATTGTAGGATCATTGGACACGCCAATCAAGCTAGGTATACTATTCGCAGAAGCAGTGTCTGGTCCTTTGCTTCCTGCCAGTTGGTTGCGCATGGCGATCATTTCTTCGAGGCTTCTTCCGTTGGGGTGGTGAGTAAGTCCCCGTTCTTGCATAGTTGAAATCATTCTATCCAGAGAACCTATTGACCCCCGTCTGGCTCGGGTTTCTGCCTGTCGAGACGATCTGATAGACATTCCGGCATTTACGCCTTTGTATACATCATGTGCCAAAAACCCCACAGAAACCGGAACCGATGCTCGACCTAGACCCCGTATTGCGCCACGCACCCCAATCCTCTTAGCAGCACCCACGACTGCGCCACCTGCCCTAGAAATCGCTCCACCCGCGCGACCTAGAGGTGAAAGTCCTAGCCCCATTCTGGTTGCAAAGATTGATGCTATTATCCCCCCAGATGTCGTAACTATAGAACCAGTAATTACCGCAGCGGCCTGTCCGATACTAGATTTTAAAACACCTTGGGCAGTCTCTATTGCCCCAATGGCGGTCTTCATGGCCGGACCCACGGGTTCAACGGGTTCTTGGGTTCTAGCCGCTTCTGCCGCAAGAAGTTGTTCCTCATTAGTAATAAGTTTTCCACCACCCGATCTGGTGTATGCACCAAGCGCACTATCAACATCAAGTCCGAGTTGGCCCATGAATGCAGTAAGAAGTGCTCTCTCACCAAACCCCGCCTCTCCCTTTGTTGCAGCCTCTGAAAGAGCTTTACCAGTAAGTATCTCGATATTCTCTCTGGCTATTTTAGCCCTCAATAGGTCTGGTTCGTTCATATCCTGACCCCCGGATGTCATGTAGCGACGAAGCAAGTTTGCATCCTCCGACGGCATGCCCACCTGTCTAGCTAGAATACTACCCCCTATAGACCGTCTGAGTGCTTCTGCTGGATCACCGAACGCCAATGATTTCTGCTCATTCAATCTTTTCTTTTGAATCTCCAAATCTTGATTTAATACCCGTGCCAGTTTTCCTCTCATTTCAATTTCTTCATTCATTGCCTCGATAGAAGCAAATCCCCCACCGTCACGGGCCCCGGCCAATAATCTCAAACCTTCTGTATCTTTCATCATATCACTAAAGAAACCGGCCATTTCTTCTTGTGACACGCCCAACTCTTTATGTGTTTCTTTGATGAATTTTATTGTAGAAGAAACCGCTTGTACACTAGAATCTGCACCGACTCTTCTAAGTACATCAGTAGTTTGCATGATAGCATCCAACGCTGCTTTTCCGGTGTATCCCATTTCGTATGCGGTTTGTCTCATCTGTTCGAACGCCGAAGACTCCATAAATTCCGCGGCCCCACCGAATCCTTCAGCCTGTCCTAGTCTTCTCATCTGAAATCTATTCTCTGCGAGTGAAGTCAGTAGTTCTGTTTCAGAAACCCCCATCGTAATGGCTTCCCCTCGCATGGCTGTACTTGTGGTTGATCCAGTCAGCCTCTGGCGCTCCATAAACATTACGGCTTCTTGTTTAGCCGCCACCCCCACGGATGCAGCAATAGAGGCTCCCAAATTAGAAAGAGTATTGTTCAAATCATTTCTGGATTGTACAACATCATCCAAACTTTTTTGCATTATTCCAGCTAACGTATTGAAACTTCCTTTCACGGTTTCATTAATAGATTTGGAGTATTCTTTGATGTTATCAGAAGCCTCTCCTACATCTTTACCCAACCCATCCACAATAGGTTTCATGATGGCTGCTAGTGATTGATCTTTTCTTATCGCTTCTTGAACGTCTTTCTTGGCCAACTCATCTTTAATATCAGAAAACAGATCAGGAACTTTCTTCAGTTCCTTTAGATCTTTAATGATTTCTTTGATGTTACCCTCCACCGGAGCGTTTTTTTCCAACCTAAGTTTCTTCTGGGCTTCTTTCAACACCTCTGAAATATTCGAAAGATCTTTTTCCAATTTGACTTTCTGTGCGCCTATTTTTGCTGTTTTTGCGTTTTCGGAGATTCTTTTTTCTATACTTGCTCTATTTTGGACAATCTTTGCAAGATCTGACGCTTTCTTTTGAACATTGGATAGGGTTTGATGAATAGTATAAAGATCGTCACTATTCTGCCCCACCCTGTATGCGTATTCTTCGGTCGCGAGAGCGGCATTTTTATAAGCATCAGATTGACCGCGCATTGACATTTTCAAATCCTCGGTCTGTTTGCCGATAACCTTCACGATGTTTCCAATAATTGGAACACCCTCTGCCATGGTTCGCATAAATCTAGTTTGTACTTTAGTGGTATCGTCGAAAACCTTGCGCTGTTCACGCATCTTATCCAGCAGTTTCTCTCCGCTGGAATCCGTCCCACCGTATCTGGCGTTAGAATCACCATCGCGCATCCAGCCGGGGCGTTGATTTGCACCCATCATACCCAATCTGCGATTTAACTCGTTTATGGCGAGTATTAGTTGGTTTGCCGCTTGCTTATCCAATTTTAATAATCAAAATTATTTCGAAGATATTTATATAACATGTTTGGAATAATTCATTCAAGACCATATAATACTTTGTAAATATAGCAACTTACTGTCGAGAATTAAACATGACTACAAGAAAAAGAAAAACAAAAAAAGATCAATATTACATCAATAACAAAGAAATGCTTGAAGAAGTTATCAAGAGCAAAACACAAGGCAGAATGACTGAGCGTTTTGGCGAGATGATCATGATACTAGCCAAACGATATTCGTCTCAGGGTAGTTATGCAAGTTACACATATCGTGAGGATATGGAATCATATGCCTTTACAATTGTGTGTAGGGGCTGGGACAGCTTTGACCCAAATACATACTACAACCCTTTTGCATATTTCACCCAGACCATTAAACGGGCTTTTTGGCAATTTTTAGATTCAGAAAAATCACAAAGAAATATCAAAGATGCTTTATTATTGAAAGAGGGAGAACTTCCATCACACACCTACGAAGAAGATTTCAGAGAAATGGAACTAGAGGAAGCATATCTAGAGTCTGTTGCCAAAAAGAAAATTTCCGAACGTTTCAAAAATCTATTGATGCGAGAAATTGCCAGAGTTGTAGAAGACAAAGAAGCGACTAGAAATATCCACCGAGATATGGTATCAACCATTTTGAAAAAGGAAGAGGACAGGGAAAATAAAGTTTCTGTTTGCGAGTTCCTAAAAAGAGAGATAAGTGAACTTTCGTCGATCTACGATCCGACATACAAACAATATTCAGGAGATGAATATGAATCTGAATAATGTAAAAAAAGCTGCAATGTTCACCGACATCCATCTAGGTAGAAAAAACAGTAGTGATGTTCATTTGAATGATTGTCAAGATTACATTGACTGGTTTATAGACAATTGTAAAAAAGAAAAGGTTGACATAATTGTATTTTGTGGTGATTGGTTTGAACACCGAGATGCTATCACAGGAAAAACCCTAGACCGATCACACAAAATAATTAAACAGTTGGTCGAAGAACTGAAACTTCCATTTTTTCTAATCGTAGGAAATCATGATTTAGTCTACAGAAACAATCGTAACTCTTTTAACACTGTAATTTTTGAACCATTTGGTAATCTAATTCTGGTGGATGATAATATAAGTGTCAAAATCGGCAACAAGAGTATTCTTTTCTGTCCGTATCTTTTCGAAGAAGAATATGCTGAACAAATTGTGGTGATCAACTCTCATGACGTAGTCTTTGGACACTTTGAGTTCAAGGGATTCGTTTTGACGGGAGAAACCAAGGTTCTAGAACACGGACCCGATCAAGAAGATTTCAGGGGGCCTGATCGGATATTCACCGGCCACTTCCACAAAAGACAGGAAAAGAAAAACGTTCATTATATTGGCAATACTTTCCCGATGGACTATAGTGACGCCAATCAAACAGAACGTGGTATGGCGATCTACGATTTCGAAAATGATAATCTAAAATACATTGATTGGGAAGAAGCACCAACCTACATCAGATGTTCTCTAAGTGATCTTCTGGAGAATCCGAAAGATTATCTTAGACCCAAGGCAACTGTAACCTGTCTGGTTGATGAGAAAGACTTGGGTTTCGAAGATATTCTGCATATCAAGGAAGTTCTTATCAACAAATACTCTCTCAGGGAACTGAAAATGGAAGAGCCTGTCGATGATTATAAGATCAGCGAAGACATAGACGAGGAAGACTTGGAGTCGGAAAGTACGGACGAAATAGTTTTAGCCCTGTTAGGAAAAATCAAGGCTGAAGAAATTGAATCTGAAGAACTTAAAAAAATTTACAGAGGTTTATAATGATTGTATTTGAAAAAGTGACATTACAAAATTTCCTGTCCTACGGGAATGAGGCCGTTAGCTTAGATCTACAGAGAAAGAATCCAACCCTTATTACTGGTATCAACCACGATGCTTCTGTGAATGGAGAAATGGACTCTAATGGGTGCGGGAAAAGTTCATTGTTGATGGCAATAACTTTCGCTCTTTACGATCTGGCTCTAGGGAAAGAATCAGAAAAGAAAGACAACCTAATAAACAACATCAACAACAAGGATCTCCTTGTGGAAATAGACTTTAAAATAAAAGAAGATATCTACAAAATAAGCAGATATAGAAAAAATAAAGCAATGGGCGGTAGTGGTGTTAAAATTGTCAAGAACGGGAAAGACATAACACCAGACAGTATTTCGAATGCTAATGTTTACATTGCCGAGGAAATTGTCAAAGTCCCATACGAGATATTCAGTAGGATCATAACATACGCTGCAAGCGAAGAATCTTTTTTAAAAATGCCTCTAGCTAAGCAGAGAGATGTAATAGAAGAACTTTTCTCCTATACTGAACTTACAAAAAAGGCCGAAACCTTAAAAGAACAGATCAAATCCAGTAAGAGTGATTTGAAATATGCCAAAGATTCCAACGAAGAAATCAAACAAGAACACGCCAGACACAAAAAGGGTGTGGAAGAAGCGGAAAAAAATATTGCATCTTGGAATCATCAGCACCAGTTGGATATTGAAGAAGTTGAAAAGTTGATTGAAAAATATAGCAAATTCAATTTCGATAAGGAAGAAATCTTATTGGAAAAACTAGACGTACACAATAAACTGTTGAAGGAACTACAGTCTTCTTTAACAGAAGAATCCAGAACTATGACTCGTTATACAGAAGAACAAAAGAAGTTCGAAGCATATGATGAGAATAAAGCTAAAAAAATTGTTGAACTTGAAAAAGAATTGACCAATTACGAGAGATTTTCTGAAGAAGATCTCGACAAGATATTGATCCTCTTTCAGGATAGAGACAATCTGGAAAAGGAAATAGGGGAAAAGAAAAGAGAGCTGAGCAAGTTGGAAAAGGTCCTTGATGAAGGTCTAGATGCAGTAGAAGAACTTGAAAAAGAAAAAAAGACTTTGGAAAACGCCAAATGTCCTTACTGTTCTCAAGATTACAAGGACTCGAAAGATAAACTCGAAAGTGTTGTTGATGAATTGAAGACTCTTTCTGAAGTTCTCAAGAAAACTCTGAAAACCTCACAGGAGATAGAAGAATCAATTAGCGAATCTACTGTTAGATTAGAGGAAATCAAAAATCAAATACCAAATGAATTCACTCATCCCTTCATGGTCGGAAGTTTTCGGAACGCTAGAGATGGTGTCAAAGAAACTATCGAAGAATTAAAAGTAGAACAAAATCCTCATTCTAATAGAAATGACGAGATAGAGTCACTCTTGAAAGAACTTGGAAAAATAAAAAGCGACATTGAAATAGAGAAGGGAAAGACTTTTGATAGTCCTTCATTCGGTACCCTACGAGAACTCTTCGAAGCCAAAAACAAGATGGAATCAGCGAAAGAAAAAAAAGGATACCTTGTAGAACAAGAAAACCCTTATGAAAAATCACTTGAAACTTTACAAGGTTTTAGGGTCAAGGAAAGCAAGTCTGAAGAAATCGACTCTCTTGAGAAAACAGTTAAACATCAAGAATTCTTGTTAAAGCTTTTAACTAAGAAGGACTCGTTTGTAAGAAAAGCTTTGATGGACAAGTACCTGCCGTTCCTAAACGAACGATTGCACTATTATTTGAGCACCATGGGTTTGCCTCACAAGGCTAAGTTCAAATCTGACCTCTCCATGGAAATTGGCCAGTTTGACCGTGAGATCACCTTTACGAGCCTTTCGTCTGGACAGAAGGCACGGATAAACATTGCCCTCTCTCTGGCCTTCAGAGACGTTCTACAATCCAAGCACAATTTCATCAACTTGTATATTCTAGACGAATGTCTAGATGTCGGTCTGAGTAATGTTGGTGTAAGAAAAACCGTAAAGCTGATGAAAGAGGTAGCAGAAAAGAATAAACTGTCAATGTTCATCATTTCGCATAGAGACGAAATCAAAGATTCATTCAAAGATCAAATCAAAATTGAATTGAAAAACGGATTCTCCAAAATAGTCACCTGACTATTTTGGAGAATTTGTCGATGATATCTTTTTCCAGTTCTTCTATCTTTGCGAACCATTCCGGTGGATTGGATCTGATGTCTGCGGTTTTATGGTTATTCCCAGAATGTATTCTCCACATTGCGCCATGGTTCAAATCTCCAATAACCCGACCATTCATTATAGAATGGTAATTCAGCAACCTTCTGTCGCGAGTATGAACCCCCCTCAGATAACCAATAACAGGGCTTATAGTATTTCTGTCATATACTACTATGTGGTGCATTTGTGCGTCTTGTAATAAGCCGGGTGACGACAATTTAGAAAACCTACGTCCGATAACGGTAGACAAATCTTCGGTAACAACTAAATGGTTAGAATAATATGCGGATATATTCGACTCTAACTTAATTTTAAACAAAGCACGATCAAAAGCTCCGGGAATAATAACATCATCGTCATCAACAAAGCATACAAACCTGTTTACTCCAGCTTCATAAGATTTTATTCTTCCGTCGCCAAGAGTTTTCTGTTTATCTACTACACATATGTTTACGGGCTCTTTTTCCAAACTGAGTAAACATTCTTTGAAATAACTTTCCCTGCTTCCACTACAAATTATAGCAACGTCAATCATTAGATTAACCGGACATACGGACACCCGTTATATCACACAACCTGAATATGTCGTATTCCACCAAATCTGGTGTCAATAAAATATTCACGAAAGATACGGGTGTAATCCCAAGAGCAGTTAAATCTATATTAACCTCGCGATCTTCTCCGTTATTAACCTCAAAATTAAAATTGTGTTCGACATTATCAGAGCCGTCGTTATAGGTCAACACCATTTCCACGGTTGTAGATGGTTGTGATCCAATGTACCGCAATATCAGTGACAAAGAATAATACGATTTGTCCCCGTCGTAATCTATGCTCAAAAGGACTGGAGTCTGTGCTTGTTCAACACTATAACATTCACCAAAAAAAGGAGATTCTCCCTGCGATTGTGCAGCATTCAACAACCAGTCCGTAGTGAAATCTTCTGTGATTAAACTGCCGGTTACAGTTTCTGCAAAAGTTTTTCTGCTTTCCGAATCATAAACGTAATAAGAGTTTTCTTCGAGATAATGCTGCAATACTGTCCTTCTTTTGGGGCGTGTGTTCGTGTCTTCTTGGCCATATACCAGATTTAAAGGAGGAGCAGTATCCGCATTGGTTTGTTTTGGTCTTTCGTTTTCGTTTTCCGTAGTGTATATTATTTTTGACATCTTCTATATCTTCTCAACTTGTTTTAATATTTATACGAAATTCTCTCTGTAAATCTTTTTTTTGATTTCCAACCAAATCATGTGCAATTCCTTTCCAACTACAGCAACAACATGTCACGTTGTTTCTATCTTCGTAACTATCCGGGTCGTCGGTATCAAATGTAAAGCTCATTAAGGTGGATATGGAATTGTCACTCCCACATTCCGGACAGTAAGCGTGGTTTTTTATAATCATCCATGAAACGCTGTCTTAATTCTCTGCCTCGGATGATGTTGTCTTCTATAAGCCTTTTTGCGTCTTTTCCACCACGATGGAATCATCAATATGAATGATATCGATTTAGTCTTACTCGTAGGTTACCTCTTCTGCATGTGCAGAAAAATCTCCCCATATATCATAACCGTCAGCCCTGATATCCGACAAAACCTTTTGGATAGCCTCGTCGGAATCCTCCGCCACAACATCATCAATTGCAACTATATTGGCCTGTACTGAAACTTGAAATGTTTTCATACTACTGTCAATCCTCTCTTCCACCATGATGGAATCATTTTTCTAGTCTGATTATACAAATATTCGAAGGACTCGTCGAGAATGTATACCGTACCCCAGTCATCCTTGGAACGTACAACTCTACCACAACCCTGAATTATTCCTGTAATAGCCTGTCGGTTGTACCAGTCCTTGGAAATCTGCATACGTCGTTTTGTCCACGCATCTCCTAAATACGGATACGGAACTTTGACTATAAGTGCAAATCTTCCGCGATTATCCTTCAAGTCCATGCCTTCAGTCACAGAAGGAGATATCAGCAAAGTTGGTTCTTTTTCAGAACACTCCAAAAAGGTGTCAATAGCTTCATCTCTACTAAGATTGAAACCGGGATTATGATGAATGATTCTATGATTTGTCTTTATGTTTTCAAGAATCCACTGGGAAACTTGGAAAGAACCCGTGTGTATCACACCCGACTCGTCCGCATGATAGCTACATACATGATTGATGTGGGTCATCATCTTCTTACGATCTTGTGTTCTTTCTTCAGAGTTCCACCCATAATTCATTTTGGTAACGGGAGAAAATATTACTTCCCTGTTTTCTTCTGGAAATTCGGAATCAAGAGAAATCATAGCAGACTCATCTGGGTCGATCCCCAAGTCTCGACAGAATTCGTCTTTATCCAGAATAGTAGATGACATAAAGAGAAAACGATTTGCCATTGGTAAACAAATGTTTTTAAAATTATTCTTGGCGTAGAGTTCCTTGAATTTGAATCCAACTTTTTCAGACACAAGGACGTATTTCTTGTCTATTAGAGACATGTCCATTTCTACTAGATCTACTAATTGGTTACGATGTTCCGTGGCTGTTATGGCAGCACGAACAGTCTGTATGTCAGATTTACTCAGTGCCCCACCTCTAGTTTCGATCTCAGTCACCTTCTTACGTAGCTCTATCGATTTTGCTTCGACGGCAGGTAGATAGGTACGACTTATCCAATTTATGGCCTCAGCGGCGCTACGAGCGAACTGGAACTTGACGTTGTATTTCTTACATTTCTTGTCCGTTACAGAAATCGAACTGAATTCGACAAGGTTGGATTCCAAGGTATGTGCTTCATCCAACACCATTAAATTTCTAGGGGGAATCATTTTTCTCAAGTATTTGAAATAAGTTAGAGCTAATGTATAGTTCATTACGGCATTAGGTGATGTAATAGACATATCTCTTGCGAGTTTAGCGGGACAATTATCACATGCAGGTTTAATATCCGCGCCTACATCACAAGTCGTGTTTTTTTGTTCGCATTCATAATTACTTCTTCCGTATACAGAAAAAAGAAGATGTTTTTCAAATGACTCTTCATATTGGCGCTGTAGCGTTTTCTGTGGAGTTAATATGAACGAATCACCCATTCTATCACTAATGTAAGAACTGAATGCCATTGCTAAATTAGATTTTCCTGAATTGTGTGTTACTATGAAATCCCCCAACAAATAGAGATGGTCTTCATCCAGAGAAAAGCCGTAATATTCATCTACATCAAGTTTTTCTATCGAAAACCCGGTCACTGTGGGTCTCTTTTTTTGTTTTCGAGGTGGTGCCTTTTTTCTCTCCAAACGGGTAGGTATAATATCTGTGTTACCACTAATACATATTCTTGCATATTTTTTTCCATCTACCGTCTTTATACTGGAATTTACAGATAGTCCCAAACTTCTGCATATGAACT